ACGTTGAGAATGAATGAACTGAAATCCCATATAACGATCAATTTCACCATCCACTAAAGCAGGTTTTTCATTGTAGTCTCTACTTTGTAGTTGATCAGTGCCTAACAATGAGTCCTTAGCTGAGGCATTAACTGCGATATATACTGGTTCGGATGCTATATCAACATCATTCTCCAATAATTTCCTTCTTGCAGCAATTAATTTTTCAATATTCAAATTACTGTCAGTAGATCCAATATCTTCATCTACTGTTTGGCCGCTTGGAAACGAAACGGTACTTCCTGCCCCTGCGCCAGCAGATGTACTTATTGTTAAAGCATCACCAGTTGCTGCATTCAAAATAACGTCATCCATTCTACGACCCAAAGCATAAGCAATTTGGTTAGCGTATGTTGAAGTTGGGTCAATAATCATTCTTACCTCATCTTGCTCGTCAAGCAAAAGGTTTTGAACGTAATCTTCCATTTGTACTCTGCGCCGAGTGTAATCAGCATTCCCTATAGGTGTATCAGAATGCCTTGCAACTAATTTTTGCGCAGTCATTTGGCCAATTCTGTCAAAGTTAGCGTATTGGCCTTCTACCATTTTTTCCATAACAAGAGGACGTAAACGTGTGCCTCGTTGTTGTGATAACTGAATTAAGTTGTCCGCAAACTGCTGGACAAAAGCTGTATCAATACTAGCCATTTTATTATCTCCGATTTATTTCTATTTGTATTATATATACACGCTAGAAACATTGCAGAGTTGTCCACACTGGGGCTCTTATATGTATCTTCTCCTCATCGGACCTCAAAGGCTACCCGAGTTGGTGAGCACGCATAGCCGTGTAACTATACGCCTCATTGTCCATAAGCAATTCTATATAATTCCTGCATTTTCTGAACTGCGTCTTTATGACCAGGCTCTTTGGAATTAAATAGTGCATGATTTTTGTTTTGCCTAATTTCCTGTATCTTTTGTTTGGCTTCATCAGCCGATGTTCCATATTTAACATTAGATTGTGGATTAATTGTACCTTTTTCCTGCATTGTTTCATGTAATTGAGAAAGCGCCTCAATGACAATGGGATTATTTGCAACAGGGTTAGCCGAATTAGTTAACTCATTAACATAGTCAGGGTATTTCTCTCCCAACGACTGCAATGCGTTTTTCGCACCATTTAACCTGTTGTCAAAATCTCCTCCCCAATGATCCTTTAATTTATTAATAGCATTGTTTTTATATTCTGTCAAGGTTTCATTGGTAGATTCCGCCCGTGTCTTTTCAAATTCTAGGATTTTGTTTAGTTGATTGTTGTTCAAGCCTAACTCATGTGCCGTCTTTTTAAATTCTTCTAAAGATGTTTCATCAAGGTTAGGCACCTCTGTTTGCACGTCATATTTGTCAGGGCTTTCCGGCCTTCCCAGTTTATCATATACGGAATCATCATCTGTACGGGCTACATTGGATACCTTCTGAAGATCTTGGTAGAATTTTTCTTTTTGTTCTTCGCTTGCTTCATCAGTAGGAATGCGCACTGAATTACCAATCATGCTTTGTGCATTTTTATAAGATTTAGCTAGTGAGTTTATATCTTTAAAATCTTTCAAAGACGGGTCATTAGCCAAATCCTCGCTTAAATGCTCATGTAGTGATGGTGATTGGTCTTGTACTTGCGTTTCTTGAGTTTCTTGAGTTTCTTGAGTTTCTTCTTCAGCCATTATCGGACTCCTTTAGGTTTAACAATTCACACACTAAGTCTCTTCTTCCTAGTTCATAATACGTCATATGGGTGTCTTCTTTTATAGAACTTTGCAACAAATATTCTTTTTTTAAATATTCTAATAGCTCTATACCCTCATCCGTGTTACATATTGCTTGCAGCAATTCACGTTTTTTACCTGACCTGGTTTTGGTTGGCATCTGCTTCTTTACTCCTTGCGTCTGCTATTTTTTCTGCTTGTTCAGCCTGTTGTTGTTGTTGTTGTATTTGACGTTGTTGTTGAATGATCTTTTGCACTTCTTCTTCAGGGACAAGGAAATCAGCAGGAACGTTTCTAGCGTCAGATATTTTCTGAACAACCTTGCCCGTATCAATATAAAGCAATGCTTCTTGTTTTGCCTGTGCTAATTCTAGAATGTTCTGAACCCAGCTTCTTATATTGTTTACTTCTTCCAGTTGCTGAGACCTGTTAAGCGGATTAACAAATTTGATCTCTATATCAACTCCTGTTTGCTTTAAAACATTAGGAAGCTCAGGAAACTGTCCAGCCCTGAATAAAATTCCAAATATACGTTCAACCAATGGAGTCAAAAACTCACTGTTTAACCTGCTAAGTGTCGGACCAATAACGCGCTGCATTTGTTCTAGTCGTTGCTGAATTTCAAATGCCGTCATCTCTCCCGTTTCTGTCCGTGGTGGCAGCATTAACTTATCAACAAAAAATATCGAATTAATAGAATCCTTTAATTCAGCAGTCGTTAATTGAGAAACGTCAAAATTAGAAGGGCTGTTAATGGGAAATATGGAATCGCTTCCACCATTCAAAACATTAACGTCATCAGGACCAAATGTAATATCATCAATAATTGCACGGTTGCTAACACCCCATGCCGGTCTTATCGCACGACCAGCTGCTTTAAGAATCATTTCTTTTACCTTGTTCAGGCTTCGAACGTCAGGCAAGGCAATGTGTCCAGGACCTCTACCATAAACCTCACCTGGTTCAGTGTCCCACCTGGTAACAAAAAATGGCAATTCATAAAAACCATCTTCCATAATTATATGGTTGCTTTTACTTTTCAAAACATACTTGGTTTGGAATGGTCTTTTTTCTGGGGGTGCAAGACCATCTTCATTCAAATCAACATCTTTTGAGTCTCTCGGCGAAATAAAATGTATAACATTGTATTCCTTTTGCGGATCGCTTATTGCCTTATCTTTTATATCATCAGGAATATTAGGAAACTTGGATATCAACTGATGCGCTGTAAGTCTAAACTGCCTGTATATTGTTTTTACCTTTCCTTCTGCATCTTCAGTAAACGCTATTTCTGACAAGCTCCATGTATTAAAACGTATACCTGTAAAATTACCATTTCTGTCCCTAGGGGCAGCTTCCGCAAATAAAGCCATCGTTCCTAACGAAGCCATGGAATGATAGCCTTGAGAAACCTGAGTATTAAAATTCGACTCGTTGATAAAACTATGTAATATATCATTAGCCTGTGACAACCAGGAAGATGCCTGGCGGTTGTTGTTTAAAGTGTCATCTTTAAACTTAAATTCTGACCATTTGGTTGAAGGGCTAGTAAGTGTAGACTGAATAGAGGCAGCTAATGTATCAACCGCAGAAATGGCAGTAGAATCATATAACCTTTGTGTTTTTCTAGAACCAGGTGATTGTTTGCCAATAAAATATCCAGAATTGTTAGGTGTTAAAAATTCTGCAAGTTCTGACCATATATTAGACTGATTGGTTCTTTCAGTATCAGAAAATAATTTATTAGCATTTTGAACTATTTCATTAGCCGACAAATCTTCAAAGTGTAAAGGCATATTATTGTCCTAGAAGGTTAGTTTTAGGTGTTTGTAATCCCGTAGTAGATGCACTGCGCTGTCTACGTCGTTGACCAATCTCACCTTGTGCGCCCGTTTTTGCAGCAGATTGCTCTTCTTGTTCAGCAGCCTGATCCTCAGGTGTCCCTTCCTCTAAAGCCAATAGTGGCTGTTCATTTTTGTTTTTCTTTTTCTTACGGTCTGGTTGTTCAGGTTGTTCAGGTCCTCCGCCAAATACGCTTCCCATATCATCCTCCCAATGTGCTTGCTTTTTTGTTAATAGAAAAATCAGGTTCCTGAAATGCCTCACGATCCGCACGCTTACGACGCCTTCGCTTCTGTAACTCTGCCTTTACGACTTTTTCCTGATCTTTTGGTTTCGGTTCTTTCTTTCCCAATGCAGGTTGTGGTGGCTCTGGTTGCTCAATAGGTTCAGGAGGTTCAGGCGGATCAGGAGCCAATGCTGACGATATAGCTGCACCAGCAACCTGTCCTGCCGCACCTACACCTGCTGAAATCAAACCTATTGTAATCGGATCAGACATTTGACACCCTTTTTGAAAATTTTACTTCAGATGGTTTGTAATCCATTTTATACAAAAATTTCGATATGTCATAATTTAAATTCATTATAAAACTTAAAATATCCACCTCGTATTTGTCAATCAAAATATTTTCAGCCAAGGTTAGAAGTTTGGCTCCACCAGCTAATAAAGTGCGCCGATATACCGGATGAATATAAATTGATATAAGCATAGCAACCAATTCATCAACACAATTAAAGTCATACTGAATCAAATAACAAGCATAGCCAATTATTTGGTTTTTATTGTCCCTTGCCACAAATGTTTTAAACGCATTCCTTTCTTCCAATGCTTTGATATGATTACGTGAAAGATTAAGATAATTCGGACCCTCAATAGCACCAACTTCAGTCCAATGCCTTTTAGTAAGTGAGTCTGCCTCATCAAAAACATTGTCACCTGGTTCTTCCTGTACGTACATATACCCCGCCCCTAATAATCCAAAGGATTAACATTGTTTTTTATTCTTACACGCTTTAAATCTCTTGCCCTGCTTCTTGTTCCAAACATTTCCGATATATTCTCATCAAGACTGTCAGCCGTTGCAAATGTACGCAAAGCATCCGCAGCATGGGAAGCATGGTCATGGACAGGATGGTTCAGATAAACGCCACGCTTTGGGTCGTATTTCCTGTGATACAATCCTAGTTTTTCCAGCCCATCTCTTACAAATTTTTCATTAAACCTAAATCGTGTAAATAAATACCTTACTGCATCAATTCCGCTTTTTATATCAGTACGTTTAACCGAATCAACATTACCTCCGACATCAGCCCTGTCCAAAAGTTTTCTAAGAAGCTCATTGCTAGTTAACCCCGAATGCAAACTGGTAAAGTTTCCATCATGAGGCAAATAGTGCCACTTGTATCTATAATTCTTTTCTTTTAAAACCTGAACATAATGAGGCAAATCCTTGCCATGTTCCTCATGATAATCTACCAAATGAATTGCGCTTCCAGTGCGCTGAATAAACCATATTGCAGTTGAGTCATCCATCCCCAAATCCCATGCTGTTTCTGTCCAGTTATTATAGTCAGGTGGATACTCGCCAATCCTTTCTTCCTGCCATGCCCTGTCAATCATATCTCCGTAGTAAGTGCCAAGTGATGCCGTAATGAACCTGCAACCATATTCCTGCTCAGCACGCTCCCTGCCAATTATTTGTTTTTCTTCTTCAATGTTTTCCGGTGAAATAATACCCGTGTAATTTTCTTCATCTGGATCGTATGTTTGATACGTGCTTACAAACCAGTTATCCTTTTTCTTTACCGAATTGTATAAATGAAAGAAATGGTTTTTGCCACGAGGGGTACCCTGAAATATAGCCCACCCCTTATTTTCTGCAAGAATAGGGCTAATATATTCCCAAGCCTTAGGATCCTGTAATGAAAATTCGGAAAATACACAGCCAATGGGGTTTGTGCCCATCAGGCTGTCAATATTGTCACTGCCCACAATCCTGAATATAGAACCATTGGTGCATTCAATTACCATATCATTGTTCATTACACGCTTGACAAGCGAGTTCTCACCACCAGGGTCATAAAAACCTGGCATCATGTTAAGCCACCGGAAACCAACGCTGTCTCTTGCTTCCCATAAAACTTTTTTTCCCTGCGTGTAAGAAGGGAAAATAAAATAATAAATACCAGGGCGACGCCACATCTCTTTAAACATAAACGCAAGGCAAGCCATATCCTTGCCAAGACGTCTATGCCACATTAAAAATGCACGCTTATAACCACGCTCCATTGCCTGGAACAGTTCTCTCTGAAACTTGTTAGGCGTAAAACCTTGCGGAACCTTTAATTGGTTTTTGTCTTCAGGCTCAGGTTCAGGCTGTGGTTCAGGCGGAGCCTCAACCTTCCTTGTTTCCTTATGCTTACCTTTTACAAATTTCGCAATGTTTACGTCTTTAGCCATTAAGTACCTATAATAAATTATAGTTCGTCATCTTCAGGATACGCTTGTTCAAGCTCTTGTTGAGTAGTTGCAGCGTTTATTTCAGAGCGTTTTTGCTGTTTATACCAGTAGATATCATTTAAGTGATTAGATAGTTCCTTAATCATTTTTTTAACATCTGTTAATGATACTGATTCGTGTATCTCATTATTATAATCAACTATATCCATAGACGTTAGATCATTGTTTTGTGCAATCTCTAGCCCTTTATTAAAACGAGTAACTGAATCTTCAGTAGAATCCATTTTAATACCATTTGAGGTGGTAAAGCCTGCTTGTTGACTTATATATATTTCTTCTTTAAGCAGTTTTATTTTTTCTTTTTTGAGTTGTTCAAGAAAGAATTGGTAAACGTTTTCAGGAAGCTCAAATGTTTTTCCTGAATAGCTTATAGAAGTTTCTACGGGTGATTCACTGAATATTTTTCCAAAGGGTGTTTGGTATAGCATATTTTTTTTACCTTATCTTTCCTGTCATTGCTCTGTTTCCTGTGCCTGTATCAGCTACTGCTGCGAAAAGTCCTAGATCAGGTGACCACGTTACACTTCTCCAATCATTATCAGCAGCAGATGTTTGAGTAGACCAGTTAACGCCATCAGGTGATGTCATAACTCGGTTGCCCGATCCTGATTCAGCCACCGCACAAAAGAGTCCAAGCTCAGGTGACCACATTATACCAATCCAATCATTATCAGCAGCAGAAGATTGTGTGCTCCAGTTTATACCGTCTGAAC